TTGCCATTATCTTCTACCTCCTGCTTGTATGTCTGCTCTAAATGTTCCAAAACGCCATGTTTGTCCTGTTCCTGTATTTGCTATTTTAAAAGATGCAGCTCTTCCTCTTGATCTACAAAATACTTGTGTAGTGCTAGTTGTGACAGTAAAAGGACCTGTAATTAACGGTCCACTTGTAGAGGATGTTTTAGTGTCTGATGGAAAATCCCTTAAAAAAATAGTCACTTGTGCTTCTCCTGTTTGATTTTTAAAATCTGGTATGAATCTAGATATCCTCATCATGTACTCTCCACTTCCTTCTCTGTCAATGTCAAAATCTCCAGACTCAATTTGTGCTGGTATGGCTGTAGTCCCTCCAGTATTTACCTGATCAGTCCCAACTTCATGAGCATAGTATCTAGTTGCACCATTGGATACACCACTAATAGATCCTTGAGTAGGTGCCTCAGATGATTCAAAGGCTGTAGCATAAGGCGCTCCGTAGACACCTTGATCTACCCATGTAGTTCTGTTTAATAAAGTTCCAGTATTAGTTGTCCATACACCTCCAGGTATATTTTGACCATCTCTAGTATTATAAGTTACTGATCTATCAATAAGGTTAGACGTTGAAGAAGGATAAAACCAAGTTATTTCATTGAACTTATCATTTACACCCGCGTGTACAATTAATTCAGAATCATTATTTAAATTACCAAATACATCGTCTTCAACTAGACAAGGTAATTTTTTAACTGAAGCACCATCAAAATAAAAGAAACTATCTTCTGACATCCAATATATGATACCATCAACTTCAATTGCTGCATGTTGTCCAATTAAACCACAGTTTGTACCCACTTGTTCAAAACCAAATGTAAAAGGAGCTCCAATAAATCTCATGGTAAATAGTGCAGTATCTGACCAAATATAATTACCATTCCTACCTCTTAATGTTCCTATAATTTTAGATCCGTCTGCAAGTCTTTGAGTACCTGCAGTATTAGTTGCTGTAGGTGTGTATGAATTTATATTCTCTTGATCAGAGAATCTAATAAACATATCATCTTGTGAAGTAGTCGTTCCTATAGATGTTTCAGTTCCAAAAAAACATAAGTGTCTGTCAGGAGTTGATACTAATAAATCTCGTGAGGCTGTTGGTGCACCTGATATTAATGTAGCTCTAAGAGGTGTACTTATAGCTCCTGTAGCAGATGGATCCCATTCTACTGCCACACTATTAAAAATTAAAGCGATTAGTTTTTGACCAAAGTTTGTCAGTCTCCATTGTCCTGGTTCGATATCTACTCCTAAACCACTAGCTTGTCCCCAAGGTACGAAGTTGGTTGCGTCTTTAACAGTAGATCCATCCGCATGAGTTGCATCAGTGGTTCCTTGTGCGCCTCTACCTAAAGTTTGCAAAACATTTCCTGCCTTATTGGCGTAAGTGATTAATTCTGTACCTATTAAAACAGTACCAGAAGTAGGAAATAAAGTTGCATTTGTTAAAGTTACAGAAGTAGTATGACCAGCTGCTAATGTACCACCATTATTCATGGTTGTCGTAGCAGGATTAAGAGTTGTACCACCGTAATAACCTGTACCAAAACCAAAACCAGGAACCTGTGTTGTATTACCTACAACATAATAAAAATCTAAGGTCGCAGATCCTGTGGTCGTAAATGCTGTAGATGCTCCTTCATTTGAAGGCATTTGAATAGTAAATGTGCTTGTCGTAGGAGTTGTTTTTACTTCAAATGTAGTAGTAAAACTTGCTGCTGTAAATGCTGATGTTCCAGGAATACTGCTTACATTAGAAAATACTACTAAATCTCCAACATTTAATCCTGTGGTAGATGGACATGTAACTGTCACAATATTTGAACTATTTGTTGTGGTAAAACAACTTGTTAAAGATTGTTGTCTCGATGCATCTAAAGGATGAATATCATAAAAAGCACCTTCGTAATAAATATATAAAATTTTATTTGTACCAATAGCTGCGTATCTATTGCCTATAAGATCAAACCAAGTATGTTGATCTCTGGCTGCACCAACTAAAGTAGTGCTTCCTAGTTGCTCCCAACCACCAATTTTTTCTGGTAATCCATATCTAAAACGAACATACTGACCGTCAATCCAACGACCTTCTGCCCCTGTTTCAGTAACTTGTTTATCAAATCCTGGTATCAATTGTACTTTTGCTAATGCCATAGCCTATTATACAATATATTTTTTATTGTTTAAACCCTTTGAACCAAGCTGGAACACCTAATAATGGCCTTTTATCCAAATAATTTTCTTTAGCAGTTTTAGAGGATGATTTATTATAATGTAAAAATACTTGGCCACAATCATCTCCATTAAATTCTTCTCTCCAATGTTCTAAATCACATCCAGAGTAAATTAACATATCGCCAGGTTTTAAATCTACCTTAATACCTGCTTGACCTTTTTTACCAGTTGGATCTAAATATATTGGCCATGAATCTCCACCTAAATTTAAAGTTGTAGATATTTCACAAGAATACCTATCTTTATGTCTAGCTAATACATCACCTTTTTTATAAATTCTAGCGTATGAATATGTTTCAGATAATTTTAACCCTGTGTGTTTTTCCATTACAGGTTTTACTTCTTTCAATAATGTTTCCATAGCTATATCAGCATAATGAGAATATGTATTTGGAACTTGTTCATCATTCCATATACCCCAATAATCTGTAAACGGTGAAATATATCTTTGATCAAATAAAAATCTAGCAACATTTTTTTTATTTTGAAAATATTTATATACAAACTCTGCTAGCTCCTTTGAAATTGCATTTTTTAAAACGCTATATTTATTTTTTTTGAACGACATTCAAAACTCCTTTCGGTATTGCCTGGCAGTTCCAATGTATAAATCTAAATGGTTCATAACCCATATCAACTATGTATTGATGTGGCATATACGATGGAAAAAAAATCATTCTACCTGGTTTAACTTTAAAATTAATTTGAGAGGTTGCGTAAGTTACTTTTGTTTTATCTTTATCTGGTAATAAATTCATTATGTTCCCCGGTCGCGGGTCCTCGAACAAAGGTAATGAAGTCTTTTCACTAGCTTTTAGAAAATAAAATCCTGATATATGTCCATTCCAATGAGTATGTAAAGTATGATGTCCCGCTCCTTGTTTGGCAAATTCTTGCACCCACATTTCTGTCGTAAATAATTGATAGTTTGTTAAATCAAAACCCATCTCATTTAATAAATTGTGTGCAGTTGCTCCTATGTAGTTTTGTAAATCTTTAAATTTTGGATCGCCAATCAAAGATGTTGAATGAAACACATGACCCATATCTCCCTTGTTACCAAATTTTTTATTACGTTCATCAATTGATTTTTTTAAATTTTTTTGCGAAGCTTTTATATAAGAGTCAGATGCCTTATTTAATTTATTTACAAATTTTGGTTGATCTGCATGCCATATAGGACATTTAAAATATTCTTCTACAATTAATTCTTTCGGAAATGTCATACTCATTTATAAGGCCAACCTAAATTCCATATTACTAAACTATGTCTTGTTCCTTTTTTAACTGGACATACTCTATGCCATACAAAACCAGGAAATACAACTAAAGATCCTTTAGGTAATATTTCTTTACATTTAACAGGTTTTCTAGGTTTATCAGGATCAAGATTTCTAAAATCAAACTCTAGTTCACCACCTTTATAATCTTTTGGATCTGATAATGTAACCGTCACAGATAATTTTCTTATCTTACCATTTGATGGATCTCCTTGTTGTCTTTGATAAGGTCTATCCCAACCATCACAATGCCAGTCATAAAACTGACCTTTTTCATATTTTGTAAATTGACATGACTCCGAAAAGTCCCATTGAAAATTCCAACCTGCGTTTGCATTTGCTTGATGAACATACGGTTGTATTTCTTTATAAATCCATCTATCACTCATCCAAACGATATTAGAATCTCTTTTTTGTTTTAAATCTTTTGTTTGTTTTTGATTTAATTTTTTTGCATCACCAAAACCACCAGTCACTGCCATTTGATCTTGTAGTTGTTTTCCATAACGAACAATATCATCACAGATACGTGAAGGAATTGCGGATTGAAAATACCAATAATAATTTGAAAGTTGCACTAATAATAAATTATCAATTTTTATGAAACTGTCAATGTTCCAGAAACTGTAAATGTAGCTATTTTATCTCCACCAGGATGAGCTGCAGTTGCATTTGTACAAGGAGTAACTGCAAATGTTAAAGCACTTGGTCCTCTAACAATAACAACTCCAGGACCTCCGGTTCCACCAGATGCATTCCAACCACCACCACCGCCACCACCAGTGTTATCTGTACCGTTTGTTCCACCTGGAACACCACCAGCTCCACCACCGCCTGATCCTCCAGCCGCACCACTACTATTACCAGTTCCTCCACCACCACCTGCAAAAGTAGTTACAGAAAAAGGTGTTCCGCATGCATTGATTGTATTTGGTGCACCAGCTCCTCCTGCTCCACCATTACCACCAGGTCCAGTAGCTCCTGACCCTGTAGCTCCACCACCTCCACCAGAACCATAAGGTGATCCTGCAGGTCCACCTGGATTTCCTTGTGGTGGACTAAATGGAGGAGTATTACCAGCTCCAATTCTATTAGGATGGGCATTACTATCTCCACCTCCTGATCCACCATCTCTTCTAGCAACAGTGCAGGCAGATTTATTTGAAGAGGCTCCACCAGCACCACCACCTGTAGCAGTGATCATAGTAATCCCCTCTGTTCCACCTGGATTTAAAATACTGTCATTACCTTTGACGTTAGTTGGAGATCCTGCTCCAATAGTAATATCATGACTTGATCCTTTAAATAATGTTATTCCACCAGGAAATTGTAATGGGCTTGGACCATAACCAGAAGCACGATAACCTCCGGCTCCACCGCCACCTCCGCCGCCACCGCCGCCACCACCGCCGACTACTAAGAAATTTATACCTGGAAAGGCTACACTACCATCAGGCCATGTTCCTTGACTTTGTGCTTGAAATTGACTTTGCATTGACCACACACCACTTGCTTTATTTAATTCTTTTACGACCACGATTCCTTTACCACCCGAACCTCCTGCGTTTGCTCCAGGTGCTCCAGTTCCTCCACCACCACCGCCAGTGTTTTCTGTTCCTGCTTCACCATTACCAGGTCCAGAAAGTCTTGCTTGTCCACCACCACCTGCTCCACCTGTTCCTTGAGTTCCACATCTTACTGCTCCACCACCGCCACCTGCAAATACTGAACATGTAGGTCCGATGTTTCCTATGTAAGGACTAAAATCTGTTCCAGCTCCACCTGGACCACCTGTATTAGTTGGAGGGTTTCCTGCTGTACCTGCACCACTTGCACCACCACCTCCACCACCTGTTAAAGCGGGAGGAGCTGCATCATTTCCTCTTCCACCTGGATTACCTTGTCCACAAATTCCTGTTCCAAAATTAGGTGTTGGGTTAGGTGTAGCAGAAGATCCACCACCACCTGATCCACCATTAGCTCCTGTAGTTGTTCCTGGAGGTCCACCACCTCCACCTCCACCACCACAAACTGTGGTAGGGTTAGATGGAAAACCTGCAACAGAGTTATTTCCTGACGTACCTTGTCCACCTGCAGAAGCACCAGGACCACCTCCTCCAACTGTTATTGGATAAGCTGTTGCTCCACAAACCGAAATACATGTAACTACTTTAGCTCCACCTGCTCCACCTCCACCTGAAACGTGATCAGGTGCTGAAGGTGCACCACCGCCACCACCTCCTCCTGCTACTACAACTGTGGTTACAAATCGTGTACCAGATTGTGTGGTTACGTTACCAGATGATGTTATGGATGTGACAGTACATTTTCCAAACGAAGAATTATTCGTTTTTCCAATTACTCCACCGTTTGATGAGCCAATCTTTGATCTTGGCATTGTGTCCTCCTATTCGGACACCCAAGCTGTGCCATTCCAGTCGTAGACTGTTGGTGTTTCCGATTCGTCGTTTGATTTAGTTGCTTCCCAACCTTTAGTGTTGTCAGCTTGATATTTTGTTTCGTTCCAAGTAATAAAATATTTTACATCACCTTCTTCAGTGATTGTTGGATAAGTTATTGGTGCTTGCCAATCGTCATTTGAATCTAATGACCATGAAGCATGAGGTTGTTGACCTAAAAATTTATCTTTTACAGGATCGTAAATCATTCCAATACCTGCGTATTGTTTTCTAAAATTATTGTTGTAAGAAGTTTGTTTCCAAATACCACCTTTGAAAAAATTAATACACCATGTTT